GAGTTTGAGAGGGATAGTGAAGTGCTGTCCATCTTACCTAGTGAATCACTAGATGAATATAAACAGAGGGTAGGGTATTATAACCCCACCAACTTAGTTGGATACAGTTATACTCGGTTTCTCAGGTTTGTCAACAACAAAATTTTAAGAGGTATAAAATGACTGAAAAGTATCCAGTAAACCTGATAGGTAAAAGATATAGAAATAAACTTGACAAAACTCAAAAAAAAGATATGTATGTTAACTTACTAGAGAAGTTTTATAGACACCTAATAAAAGGGGGGAGAGGAACTGGAATACACCTACCTCACTCCAGAGTATTTTATATTAGGGCTGCAATGCAAGAGGACAAAGATTTTATAGCTAAGTTAGGAAGGATACCTACCTTACAAGAAGTTGAAGAAGCTTTAGATAAAGAAAGCGGAAGTTTATGGAGTACTAACGAAGTACCTGAATGGTTTGCTCAGAAGTATGATTTTATTAAGAATAAATAAAAACCATAGTCCCTCTACTCATTGGCCTTATTCTTGCGAGGTTCGTGTCAATAGTAATTTGTTTGAGATCCAGTGATTCCACCAGGAAGACGACTGAATCAAATAAAATAAACTTCTGGGTACGAGGGTGTGGAGATAATCTGCACCCTCACACAGGATAAAGGATGAAAGAAGTATTTAAGATAGGTGCGTGCATCATGGGTGTACTAAGTTTGTACATTGGTGTAGCATCGTTATTACAGAATCAAGGGGGAGTATTCTTATATATCTTACCTATAAACATAGCGTTTATCTGGTGGTACTCTAGAATGCAACTATTACATGCCAAGAAAGAAATCTAATCCCATACGAAAGACTACGAAAGGCAAAGGGGCTAACTATAGACCTACTAAGTCTGGAGCAGGTATGACTAAGAAAGGGGTAAAGGCTTATCGTAAAGCTAATCCTGGTTCTAAGTTAAAGACTGCAGTTACTGGTAAAGTAAAGAAAGGTAGCAAAGCAGCGAAGAGAAGAAAGTCTTATTGTGCTAGATCAGCAGGACAACTAAAAAGGAGTTCAGCTAAAACTAGAAATGATCCTAACTCTCGTATTAGACAAGCAAGAAGAAGGTGGAAGTGTTAAATGACTAAACTAGAAAATAAAGCTTTTGAAAAACATATTTTAAAGCATGGATTATTAGAACCAGGTGACGGAACATATGATTCTGCTAGTGCATCTAGAGATTATAATAAAAATAAAAGCCCAGATCTTTTTGAGGCTAAAAAAATAAAAGATAAAAAAAATAAAAAAACTCTTAGAGAAAAAGCAAAAATTAGACAGGGTAGAGGTTAGGGAATGGCTGCTAAGAAAAAGAAAACAACTAAGAAGAAAGGTGCTACACCTAGTAATCCTGGGTTATACTCAAGGGTAAAAGCAGCAGCTAAAAAGAAATTTAAAGTGTACCCATCAGCGTATGCTAACGGATGGTTAGTTAGAGAATATAAGAAACGTGGTGGTGGATACAAGTAATGGCTAAACCAACAGGAGGACTAACAGCCTGGTTTGGTAAAGGACCTAAAGGAGATTGGGTTGACATAGGTGCACCCAAGAAGAAAGGTAAGCTCCAACCTTGCGGCAGAAAATCTGCAAGTAAAAGTAAAAGATCTTATCCTAAGTGTGTACCAAGGTCTAAAGCTAAGAGTATGACTAAGGCACAAAAGAAAAGTGCTGTGACTAGAAAAAGATCTAAGTCTCAAGGAGTAGGCGGTAAACCTACTAATGTAAAGACTATAGTAAAGAAAAAGAAAACTACTAGAAGGAAGAAAAAGTAATGAAGAAAGTACCATCAGGAAATAAAGGTCTTGGTAAATTACCATCATCTGTAAGAAACAAAATGGGCTACATGAAAAAAGGTGGCACAATAGCGTCAAAGAAAGCTAAGGGCATGAATAAGGGCGGTGTCCTTAAAAAAGCTAAAGGTATGAAAAAAGGAGGAGTACTTAAAGCTAAAGGCATGAAAAAAGGTGGCGTTGTAAAAACGGCTAAAGGAAAGAAAAGGGGTGGGGCAAGGACTAAGAAATAGTTCATGCGAAACCTTATATCAAACATACCCTACTTTAAAGTATGGGTAAGAAGAGAGTTTACAGCTAATCACCAAGACTACCACGGTGAGTTTCTACACGGATTAGCAATAGCTGTAAATTGTATACCAGATAGATCACTATCTTTTCAGATTGTATTTACTGGTTGTGAAAACGAATTAGATGAGCCTAATGTGCACGGTGGTGCTATGTGGGCTCGGATGCCAATACAAGCTTTGGTTGCTGATATACCCCTAGAAGAATGGGGTGAGAGAATGGAAAACCATTTATGTCAGCCTTGGGACTGTATGTCTAGGGAACATGAAGTAGTAGTTCTAGATAGAACATCTTCTTCACCTTGGTATGCTAAGATAGACGGAGAGTTTTACTTAGCTAAATATATCTTCACAGTAGATTATACTAATGATGATATAGCTGATAGCCCAGACCAACATAAACAAAGTCATGTATTATATTTGACTGAAGGTAAATGGAAAGGAAATATAGTAGCATTACCTAATAATAGAGTAAGAGTTACTAATCCTGCATTATGGGTTACAGGAGAAGGAGCACCTGATTTTGCTCCGAGTCAATGGACTCATAGTAGTGAAGAGCATGAAAGTTATACAGATCCACATATAACTTTTAATAATTTATACGAGGACTAGTATGCCTAGAAACTATAAAAAGGAATATAAAAATTATCAAGGCACTACTACGCAGAAGAAAAGAAGAGCGTCACGTAATACTGCACGTAATAGAGCATTAGCTAAAGGTACAGTTAAAAAAGGTGACAACAAAGACATCGACCATAAAGACGGTAACCCTAGGAACAATAAGAAAAGTAATCTTAGAGCTATTTCAAAAAGTAAGAATAGGTCGTTTCCTCGCACTAAGACTGCAGGAAAAAGAATTAAAAGGAGAAAGAGATGAAGAATTTAATAATTGTATGTGTATTAAGTTTATCTTTAATAGGTTGTGCAGCGTCACAAATATCTTTAACAGCGTCTGCACCAAAAGGTAAAGACTTAGATATTACTATTAAGACTAAAGAAACTAGTGAATAATTATGGCAGAAAAAAAAGTAGATTCACCTAAAGGTAAAAAATGCGTGTTCGGACTTATGGTCTTGACAAAAAATAAAAAGACTAGTAAGAAGAAAAAGAAAAAGAAATAGAAAGTACGAGGGTATTAAGGAGTTAACATGGCTGAAGCAAAAGCAAAAGAAGAAATAACTAAAGTTAAATTTGAAAAGAAAGCAAAGGTTTCTAAAGTTATACCTAAAAAAGAAATAGCTATGACTAAAGACTATAATAAATACGGTTTGTATTTAGGTATAGGTCTTGTAGCATTAGTTATTCTTTCTAGTATATTAGGAAGTTAAAGATGCAAGGAGGGTTGTTAGTAACATCACCTGTAGCATTGGCTAATACCAATAGAACTACAATATATACTACGCCCTCCAACCATCGGTCTATTGTAAAACAAATTATGGTAGGTAATGTCGATGCAAGTAATGCAGCAACTGTTAAAATAGAATTGTATGACGCTTCTTCTACAACTCATTTTGCTCTTACAGGAGCAACCAGTGTAGCTGCTGATGGCTATCTCTGGTTAAACGATATTATTATAGGATTAGAAGCAGGTGATCTTATATCTGCTACAGCAGGTTCAGCTAATGATTTAACTGTTACAACTGTAGTAGAACAAATAGTAATAGGAGGGTAGTTTGACTCCCAAACAAAAAATTTTTATAAATGCTTTATTTGCAGAAGCTCAAGGAAATTATAGAGCAGCTATGGATATTGCAGAGTATTCTAAAAACACATCTATTAATGATGTACTAAAAGGATGTGAAGAAGAAATTATATCATCGTCTAAAAATTTTCTTGCAGCTAATGCACCAAAAGCAGCAATGGCTATAGTAGGTGTTATTGATGATCCTGTAGAAATGGGAACACGAGATAGACTAGCTGCAGCAAAAGATGTACTAGATAGAATAGGTGTTAGTAAAACAGATAAGATTGAAGTCAAAGCTCCTCAAGGTATTTTTATATTACCTAGAAAAAATGATGATGAAGATGTAGATGACGGAACAAACGAATAAATACAAAAGAAGAACTTCTTCCACTATACCGTTTGGTTGGGTACTAGTAGAAGGCTCAAAAGATTTACTAGAAATAGTTCCAGAAGAAATAGAACTACTAGATAAAGCTAAAGAATATTTAAAAGGATCAAGCTATAGAGAAGTAGCTAAATGGTTATCAAGCAGAAGCGGAAAATACATATCTCATGTATCGTTATATAGAATAACTAAAAAGGATTTAAGTGAAAAAAGAAGAAGAGCAGCTAAACTTAGATGGGAACGTGCCAAAGCCAAGGCAAGGACAGAAACGCAAGAAGATCTCATCGCAGAAGCAGAAACTTACCGTAGCAAAAAAAGCCAAGAAAGCAGCTAAAATTAAATTAGCTTATGCAGAAAAAAAGATAGAAGCGGTAGAAGAAGAGCTTAGAGAAGAAAGACCTATAATATTTAGACCTAATGAAGGTCCACAAACAGAGTTTTTAGCAGCAAGTGAAAGAGAAGTTTTATATGGCGGTGCAGCAGGCGGTGGTAAGTCCTACGCATTACTAGCAGATGTATTAAGGTATTGTGGTAATGGTAATCACTCTGCTTTAATTATTCGTAGAACAAATGATGAATTAAGAGAGTTGGTACAGAAGAGTCAGACTATGTACCCTCAAGCATTTAAAGGAGCTCATTGGAGCGAAAGAAAGTCTTTATGGACATTCCCTTCAGGTGCTAGGATATGGATGACATATCTAGAACAAGACAAAGACGTATTAAGATACCAAGGACAAGCGTTTACTTGGATAGGTGTAGATGAATTAACTCAGTATCCTACTCCTTACGCTTGGGACTATTTAAGGTCAAGGCTTAGAACAACTGATCCTTCACTGCCTATACATATGAGAGCTACAAGCAATCCTGGTGGACCAGGTCATATATGGGTTAAGAAGATGTTTATTAATCCTTCTCCTTATAATAAAGCGTTTGCTGCAACAGATATAGAATCAGGTAATGTTCTTAGGTATCCAGATGCACACGATAAAGCAGGAGAGTCCCTGTTTAAAAGAAGGTTTATACCTGCTAAACTAACAGATAATCCTTATCTATCTGAATCAGGTGAATACGAAGCTAACCTTTTATCTTTACCAGAAGTTCAGCGTAAGCAACTTCTAGAAGGGTCATGGGACATAGCAGAAGGAGCAGCCTTCGGAGAGTTTAACAGAGATATACATGTTGTTAAACCTTATGATATTCCTTCTTCGTGGAGAAGATTTAGAGCTTGTGATTATGGGTACAGCTCTTGGTCAGTAGTATTATGGATGGCTGCTAGACCAGATGGACATATTATAGTATATAGAGAACTATATGTACGTAAAAAAACTGCAGATGAGTTAGCTGATATTATACTAAGAATTGAACGAGAGACAGACGATAGCATAGCATATGGCATACTAGACTCTTCTTGTTGGCATCAAAGAGGTCAAACAGGACCTAGTATAGCAGAAGCAATGATTCTCAGAGGATGTAGATGGCGACCTTCTGATAGAACAAAAGGAAGTCGTATAGCAGGTAAAAATGAGATACATAGATTATTAAGAGTAGACGAAGAAATGGATGAAGCAGGTATAGAGTTTTTTGAGAATTGTACACAACTAATTGCAGAGATACCTCAACTACCTTTAGATAAAAATAATCCAGAAGATATAAATACTAAGATAGATTATGATCATGGCTATGACGCACTGCGTTATGGTGTAATGTCTAGACCAGTGCCAAGGTCTTTATTTGGTTTTGATGCAACTCAACAAATAAAAAAATGGCAACCATTTGATGAGTCATTTGGTTATTAAAGGGATATAATATGGCAGATGAAGAATTAGAAATAGAAGAATTATTGTTAGATGATCAAGAAAGTGCTTTAGCAAAACATGTAAGCAGTTCGTTTACTAAGTCAGAAGACGCTAGGCGTGACCAAGAAACTAGATGGATAACTTCTTATAGAAACTATAGAGGAATTTATGGTAATGATAATCAATTTACTGACACAGAAAAAAGTCAAGTATTCATTAAAGTAACAAAAACAAAAGTAATAGCAGCTTTTGGTCAGATAACAGATGTACTATTTGCAGGACAGAGATTTCCTTTAGGTATTAATTCTACACGTATACCAGAAGGTGTAGCTGAAGCAGTTCACTTTGATCCTAATGAGCCTGATAATTTAACATCGCCTTATGGTTTTCCTGGAGATGGTAATGACTTAGAACCTGGTGCTACGCAAAAAACTTTAGAAGATCGTTTAGGTAATTTAGAATATCTACAAAATGATTTGAACTTAAAAGAAGGCGAAGGATTAACTCCTACAGCTATAACATTTCATCCTGCAGATGACGCAGCTAAAAAAATGGAAAAAAGAATACTAGACCAATTAGAAGAATCTTCAGCATCTAAACATTTACGTTCTGCTGCATTTGAAATGTCTCTATTTGGTACAGGTGTTTTGAAAGGACCTTTTGCAGTAGACAAAGAATATCCTAATTGGGAAGAAGATGAAGATGGTAAAGTATCTTACAATCCTAAAATAACTACTGTACCTAAATTAGAATTTGTTTCTGTCTGGAATTTTTACCCTGATCCAGATGCTAAGAATATGGAACAAGCTGAGTATGTAATCCAAAGACATAAATTATCTCACTCAGATTTAAGGGGCTTAAAAAAACGACCTTTCTTTGATAGCGATGCTATTGATGAATGTATAGAAATGGGCACTAATTATGTCCGTAAATGGTGGGAGACACAAGTTGAAGACGAAGATACAAAAAGTTATAGCGTGGATAGGTTTGAAGTTTACGAGTATTGGGGAAATATTGACAAAGACACTGCAGAAGATGCAGGTCTTGATATTCCTGACGAATACTCTGACTTGGATACAGTCCAAATTAATGCTTGGGTGGGAAATGGTAAAATCCTCAGATTGGCGATTAACCCTTTCGTGCCTAATAGGATTCCTTATTTTGCTGCTCCTTTTGAGCTAAATCCATATAGTTTTTATGGAGTAGGTCTAGCAGAAAATATGTCAGACACACAACAACTAATGAATGGTTTTATGCGTATGGCAGTAGATAATGCTGTACTAGCAGGAAATCTTATATTTGAGATTGATGAAACTAATCTCGTACCAGGGCAGGACTTAGAGCTCTATCCTGGTAAAATTTTTAGAAGGCAAGGTGGAGCACCTGGTCAGTCTTTGTTTGCTACTAGTTATCCTAATGTGTCAAATCAAAACATGCAGATGTTTGATAAGGCTAGGGTACTTGCAGACGAAGCTACAGGAATACCTTCTTTCTCTCATGGTCAAACAGGAGTTACTGGTGTAGGTAGAACAGCATCAGGCATATCTATGTTAATGGGTGCTGCTCAATTATCTATTAAAACAGTTATTAAAAATATTGATGATTATCTATTGCAACCACTAGGAGAAGCCTTTTATGCTTTTAATCAACAATTTGATTATGATCCAGAAATAAAAGGCGATATAGAAGTAAAGGCTAGAGGCACAGAAAGTCTTATGCGTAATGAAGTAAGAAGTCAAAGACTTATACAACTTATGCAAATAGGAAGTTCTCCTACCTTAGCACCTTTTATAAAGTTCCCTGTAATATTAAGAGAGATTGCTCATGCCTTTGATCTTGATGCAGAGAAATTTGTTAACGATGAAAGAGAAGCTGTAAGACAAGCAGAAGTTATGAAAGCTGCGGGAATGATGCCTGCAGGACCTGCTGAACAAGCTCCTCAACCTACAGCACCAGAAGGAGGCGGTATACCTGCTTCTACTAATCCTGCTCAAACAGGTAATGGTAATATAGGACCAGGTGGAGCACCTGAGCCTGGTATGGAAGGATTTTCTGCACCTCCTCTAGGAAGCAATGAAGGAATACAATGATAAAAGAAACAGCTAAAAAATTACTACCGTGTTTAAACGATCCTAAGCATCTTGAAGCCCTCTCTCAATATGTTAAAGACAGGATAGATTCTCAAACAAAGAATCTTTATAGGGAGGTAGATCACTGTAAGATACATATGCTACAAGGATCAATTCAAGAGCTTCAAAGATTTTTAACAATACGAGAAGAAGCTATTCAGTCAGCAAAGGAGAAATAATATGGCAGAAAATAAAAATATAATAACACCTGTAGGTGAGGGAAATGATGGAGGAACTAGAGTTAATCCTTTAATCAAAAAAACAAAAATAAATACTAAAGTTAATCCAAGATTAGGTGACAAAGACAGAAAACCTGGTGAGGCTTTTTTAGAGCTAAATATGTTAGCTCAAAATAGAAATGCAGCAGGGAGAACTATAATGGCAAACAAAGGAAAGTACATGGTAAACGCAAATGAATTAAGATCAGGTGGAGCATATATTAGAAAAGCTGCAGAAGGAAACATAGCAATGTCACCTATGGGCGGT